GGCGTGTCGGAAGCCTCGCCCTGCAGCCGGATGAGCTCCTTGAACTCGGTGTCTTCCAGCCGATCGCGCAACGCCATCAGGTTTGTCTGACGCAGCAAGGCCGGGTTCGTCCGCAACTTGTAGTAGGCATCCCAATCGGTTTCGATCTTGCCGCCACCACGCAACCCGTCAGCGTAGTTGCGCACAGAGCCCAACTTGTCGCCCGGAATCGCAGAGCGCAACGAGGCAGGGAGCGCAGCAAGGTTGCCGCCGTTCGCTTCCAACCGCCCGTAAACCGCAGCCATGACCTCTTGCTCGCGCCGCTCACGGTCGCGCAACATGGACCCCAACTGCGCCAGCGCCTCACTGGTTGCGTCGTCGCGCACCCGCACGTTGTCACCGGCAATCTCGCGCACCTTCTGGCGCACCTCGGTCTCGCTCGGGATGCGACCCCCGAACGACCCAATCACATCGTCCGCAATACGCGCAGACGCCCGCAGGTCGGTCTCGGTCGCCACCTTTCCTTCGAGCTCCACGAGTCTCGGAGCCTTGATAGTCGATCGGTTGCGGTCAATGTACTGCGCGGCAAACTCTACATCCCCAGCATCGAGCGCCGAATTGACCACCGCCGAATGCACCTGATCTACGTTGTCCATCTGCACCGCCATCAGCGCATCCCCGGTGATGCCGTTGCGGTCAGCCCAGAGCGCCGTGTTCGCCACGATGCGCCCGATGCTGTCGTTCACCTTCGCCTGGTCGCGCCAGTTGAGCGCCGCCACATTGGTCTCGGTATCAATCGTTCCCTTGTAGACGTTATCCCGGTACTGATCGGTCTCGCGCAGGACATGCCGCATCAGCGAATCACCGAACTCAGCCTTCGCCATTCCAGCGCGACGCCGGAACAGGTCCTGCTGGCGGGTGCTCGGCAGGTCTTTCGCAACCTGCTCGATTGCCTTGTCGAAGTCGCCCGAGTACCGCGTCATGAAATCAGGCGCAACCGCATCAGCAGCCTTCTTCGATGCAAACCCCGTCTCCGGGTTCATCATCAGGTCGGTCTGCCGGTCTCGCAGTTGGTTGAACGCATCCTCTACCCGCAACTGGTCAAGGTCTGCCGACAACTGCCCGAACGCTGTAGCACCACGCGCCACGGCCTCGGCAGTCTCCGCAGCCTGAGTCCCCACAGCAGCGAGCCCACGCGCACTCGGCGTAGCGATGCGCGGGACAACCTGCTGACGGTAGAACTCGAGCTTCGCCATTATCTCGGCCCCGAGTATCGACCGCTTGTGGTGGTCATCGTGGTCGGGACGCGCCGTCCCGTCACGGTCACGCCGGTCAACTGCGACGACCTCGGGGATCGGGAGGGCAGCGTACCGCCAGCACCGGCATACCCACCAAGCGCGGCAGAACCAGCCTGCAGGATGCCCTGCGTCCACGACGGGCGAGAGGCACGGGTGATGCGAGCCTCGGTCAGAAGGCCAGCAGCCTGCGTCTCACCCTGATACGCCAGAGACAGAGCGTCCAACTCCGCAGCCGTCGCCGCCTGCTTGTACACATCGCCGAAGGTCACCGAGTCAAGAAGGCCAGCCTGCGCACCCGCCGCCCGAAGTTCGCCGAACTGCCGCCGCGTTTCGCGCCCGAGCGCCTCAGTCTCAAGCCCAGCCTGCCGCCGAGCAACACCGGCCTCGACCTCGAGCGCACGAGCCTGCGCAGCGCCGACCGCCCGCTGCTGGCCGGTTGCCATCAGAGACGACCCCGCCGATGCTGCAGCAGCAATTGCGGCTATGGTAATCGGGTCTGCCATCAGAGAACCCTCGCGTACATGTCCATATCCTGACCTCGCTGGAAGGCTCGCATCCGGCCCTCACGCTCGAACCCGAGCATTCTCGCCCATCGGTGACCGGGCATAAAGTCCGGCACCACATACGCCTCGACGCGCTCGATCCCGCAGCCGTCGAAGAACTCAGCAACCGCACGGTGGATGCTTATCATGCACCGCCCGGAGTCCGCAGAGAGCAGCGCCCACGCAGACGCCCGCCCCTCCCAGAGGTTTACCAGTCCCGCACAGCACACAATCCGACCGCCCTCCCGCGCCGTGTAGCAGGAACCCGCCTCGGATAGCTCCTGCCCATAGCCCGGTCGCCCCACGAACGCCGACAGGAACTCCTGCGACGGCTGCAGGCTCAACTCCCGAAGGTCAGCCGGGACAAATGGCAGCACCTCGAAGGTCATCCCTGCGTCTCCAACTCAGGGTACAACGCGATGACGGTCATCGGCAGCGGCTGGTCAGCCACCACCCAGATGCGCCCGTCCGTCTCATACCCACCGGGAAAGGCAAACACGTCAGTATCGCCCGTCAACGGGGGCGGTACCTCGTCCATGAAGTCGGTGTTCGTGCGGTACTGGATGAGGTCGAGGTTGTTCGGCCCCGGACCCACCTTGCCGCCAAGGGTCGCGTACAGCCGCAACCCGCACTTGTGGATGCGCTTAATCTTGGCCTGCGCCGTGCCGATCGCTGCACCCGCCTCGATGCGCTGCGTCGCAAGCGTCGAAGTGTACGGATAGCCGATCGTCGCCCGCGAGGTCGGGAACGGCATCGTCACCGCACCGTCCGTCACCACAAGGTCCTTGACCTCCTGCCCGTCCGCAAGCGCCGAGACCGTCTCGCCCTCGAGGTGCCACAGGCCGCGCAGAGTCGTCGCCGTCAGTCGCCACTCATCGAACGGGACATCATCGTTCGGGAACGCCGAGACGATGGTCACAAGCGCAGACTCCTGGTCGATGACGGTCGTGATCTCCGCACGCGCCGAGCGCCAGAGCTGGTTCTCCTCGTCGTAGTACCGATGCACGATTTCGCGCCCGACATCCCCAGCAACGAATACAGGGTCGTTGATGGTGATGAACTCGCCGCTTTCAGACACGATGAACTCGTCCGCTTCGCTCGCAATCTCAAGGCTTGAGGTCACCGTCGCCAGTACGTCGGTCGAACCGGCAGTCTGGTAGCCATCCGCAAGGAACAGGTCGGCAGGCACCGGAGCGTTGAACTCAAGCGAGGCATCGAGGTACCCGGCACCTTGGATGTCATCGCCCTCCTCGAGCGACTGCCCAATGTACTCGATAAACCGCTGCGTCCGGTTCACATCGTCCTCAGTCGTCAACTGGTCCTCGCCCTCGGTCAGCAAACCGCCACCGGCCTCGAGCGCCAACTCATACGGGAAGTCGCCTTGGATGGTGCGCGAGACCACCAGCCACACATCGTCCAAGTCCCCGTTCGGACTCGGGATGATCTGCACCGCTTCGACCTTCGCGTCGTTCCCCGCGATAGGATGCTGGTGCCAGCCATAGATGTTCTGCTCGCGGTCGTAGGTCAGCCCGATAAGCTGCCCGTTCCCCAGGACGCACCAGATGATGTCATCCGGCTCCTTCTGGTACTCCATGTCCACGATGCCGGAGCGCGTGATCTCGGGGTAGAGCACGTTCATGTCCCGAGGTACGAACGCATCGACCTGCAGGTCAAACCGCAGCTCCATGATGCGCCGCCCACCCACGCGGGCGAAGATGACCGCATCCTCAACCAGCGTCGGCTCGAGCTCCATCGACCCCTCGGCACTCTGCAGGTCGAACTTCACGTTCTCCGGGCCGAGCGGCGCAGTCGTCACGTTTTCGCGAATAGCGATTTCAGCCCCAGCAGTCCCAACGATTAGCGCGTTACCTGGGCGCAACCACCGCACCTTGTCCACATTGCCGACCGCCAGAGTCAGGTTCAGCGCGTTGTCGGCAAGAATCTCGCCCATCGTATCGACAGCATGGGAGGAGTAGTCCCCAGCGACCGAGGCATACACATCCTGCCCACCGCCCCACCACAGCCGGTCGCGCCAGAACGCCGTCTTGTAGGGGTAGGCCGCGCCCATGCCCAGACCCCACGCGCCCACACGGTACGAACAGGAGGCCGTTGAGAGCAGCTCAGTCGGGGCCACGCCGGGACCCACCACATCAGCCACCACCACCGTCGTGCTCGTGACCGAGGTGATCTTGAGGATGACATACCCCGGATGGAGGAACTTCCACAGCACACCCGTGTTGCCGTCGTAGTCCTGCCCCTCCTCGTGGATGGGCCGGATCGCGCCGGTCGTGGCGCTGTTCATCGCCTCATAGAACTTGCCCGAGGACTTGCGGATGTCGCCGACCGAGATGGCCTTCGCCGGTTCCCACTGCGTCGTCGTGATGTTGACCGGCTGCAACCGCAGGAGCATCCCCACGGAGTCGTTGTCGAAGATGGCAAGGGCAGAGGTCACCGTGACACTGCCGGTCGTCGCAGTCAGCGAGAAGTTCACTTTCGCATCCGGCTCACGCTGGAACGGGCCATCGGTCGGCGCATAGTCCGCAAAGGCCCAGCTCGTGTTCCCGCTGCGCGTCAAGGTCTGCGGCTCATACCCCTCGCACCCGACATAGAGCACATCGCCAGACTGCGCAATGGACAGCGCCGAAGTGTTCTCAGCGGTGAACAGGTCCTCAATCGCATATGGGCTCGGGATCGTGTAGACCCGCGCCACATCGCCATTGCCACCGTAGGCCGTGTACCCGGTCGTATCAACCACCCCACCGTCGATGTCGTAGAGCTCGAAGGTCTTCGCACCGGCATTGACGTTCGTGACCTTCACATACCGTCCATTGACCTGCGACATCCCGGCAACTTCGGATATGTACATCCAGTCGCCGTTCGACGGGTCTGCACCCACATAGGTCAGCACACCCGGACTCGCCTGCGAGATGTTCGAGATGTCGAGCGGGTCCTCGAGCACCACCCCTCGGTCGGTGTACAGACGGCAGTAGTAATCACCGAACTCGATGACATACGCCTGGTCGAAGGCAAATTCGAACCGCTGCAACCATACCCGCTTGTCAGGGTACCGCGCCTGCAGGACGTACTTCGTGCCGGGACACCGCTTCGCCGGACCCTGCGCGGTCGGGATGAACCGCCGCATACGGAAGGTCGAGGATGCGTACTTGTCGAAGTCGGTGCGACCGCTCATCAGCGACCCGACCTCGCCACCGTTGAAGTTGACGATCGCTGGGTTGACGTTTGGCATCAGAGCCTCACGGACAGCCAAGTCGTGTCGGCAATCGACTCCGGTGGGTTTTCAATGGCGTTTGCTCGGACCGCCTCCGTCAGGCACAGGCGATAGTCGCGCAGCGCCGCGTTCTTTTTAGCGTCAGATTGTGTCAAAGCCTCTGCTACGTTGTACGCCAGCAGAGCCGCAAAAGCCTCATCAAACGATGAGTCAAACTTCGTCGGGTCAGTCACCCGCGACAGGTAGCGCAGGTTCATCTGTTCAGACGAGTTGGTCAGTATCTTGCCACCCTCGAGCTGGTACTCCTGCCCACCACCGCCAATCAGGTCGGACAGGTCCGGCGCAGGGAAAAACGCACCGACCTGCAAGATGCGCAAGCAATCGGTCGGAAGGGTGAACTGGTACGAATAGCCGAAGGTCGGCACCGCGACATCAGCCGCGATGTTCGCCCGCTTCACGCAGAACCGCCAGTTGTAGGTACGCTGCAGCTTGTCGCGCAGCATCCCGTAGATGGCGTTCAGCTCACGAGCAGGCTTCGTGTTTTCCGTGAGCGAAGTGATCCGCAGGTCACCAATCTTGGTGAGCGCGAGGTTCGCAATTGCAACGTCACTCGTAGCCACGGGCTCCTCCCGCAGCTATCAGGCTGGCGGCCAAGTATCCTGGACGATTGCTTCCTTGAGCGTGTCGATCAGCAAGAGCACTTCGAGCTTGCTCATACCGATGAGATCCACACGAACCTCGACATCGAAGCCGGTCGTGGACGAACTCTCGGTCACGCTGCGAACACCGGCAGCGCCGCGTTCGATTCCATAGAAACGGTCAGCCATGTCTGTCTCCCAGAAAGAAGGGGCGAGCCGGTTACCCGACCCGCCCCTGTACCTTACGCCGTGTAACGACCGATGAGCTTCACGGTGCCGGCCGCGTCAGCCGCCGCTGTCAGAGTGAAGGCCACATCGTAGAACACGCCCGGATCAGAGGTGAGCGCGAGCGCGTCCCACAGCTCCTTGCCCGAGTTGGCGATGGTGAACACCGCCGCCTCGTGCAAAACGTCCACGCCGTTGAGCGCACCGTCCTTGAGGGACAGGGCCGAGGCGAAGAAGTCTGCATCGACCACAGCGCCACCGTCCTTGGCCGTGCGATACAGACCAATGTCGGAGATCGTGGTCGTGCCGATGTCGGGCGAGTAGATACGGAGATCGGTCATCACCGCATTCGACGGTACGCGGAACATCCGGTAGGTCGAAGCAATGCTGTCTCCGCTCGCGATATCTGCCGTGGCAACCTCAATGTGCTCGAAAGCGCCGTCTACACGGGGGCTGTTGAGCACGACTGGGGTCGCGTCTGCGTTGGTGATAAGGGTTGATTTAACTGCAACAACTGCCATGACTATTTACTCCCTTATTCCGCGCACAGGATGTCGACGACCTTCTTCTCTTCCGTGCGCGTGGCACCGAAGGTACCCATCAGGTAGACCTGATACGGGTGCGAAGACAGGTCACGACGCTGCGTGACGTTGGACATGATGTCGTTCCAAACGCCCAGGTGAACACCCGACGGCACCCACACGGGGCAGCGGCGGTGAGTCGTACCAGAGGAGACAGGAAGACGCTCGGTGTGGATGAAGTTGATCCCGAGGAAGCGGGTCACCTTGCCATCCTGCAGCACCGGAGCATCGGTGTTGAAGTCGGCATTCGTGACCTGCAACTGACCGAGAAGGTCGTCGTGCTGCTCGGCAGAAATGGCGCAGTACGCCGATTCGGCATCGAGGTCGACCTCGTTCTCCATCAGGATGCGACGGGCTTCGCGCAGCTTGTCCACCGTGAGGCCGACGTTGCCAGCGGCAGCGTAGTTCACAGCGACCTGCTGGTTGGCGGTGTCGAACGTGGTGCTCGTGCCACCGGCCTCGCCCGTCTTGTTCGTGCCGAAGATGCCCGAGATGATGACATCATCGATGGCGCGGCCCATCGCGTAGAGCCCGTTCTGCGAGTAGGCAGACTGCGGGTCGGCGAGGAGACGGAGCTTGTCGAAGTTGTCGATCAGGTCAGCCCAGTCGAAATCCTCCGGGAACACCCAGCGGCGGTTGTTCGGAGTGTTGACCGGGACAATCGGCGAGTACCGGGTCGAAACGGCACGGGCCGAGGTGGCACCGTACTGCGTGACGACTTCGGAAGCCTTGCCCATGTATGAACCAGTCTGCACGGCACCGCGCAGCTTGGAGCCCTTCTGCTGCAGGAGCAGCGAGATGTTCGTGCCGTACTGAACGGCATAAACGGATGCGATATTGTCGGCCATGATAGCCCTCCAGAAAACATTAAATGACGATGTTCTCGGATGGCTTGTCCGTTACC